AGAACCTTCCTCTTCAGAAGAAAGAATTGATATGATATCCTGAAGTTTATTAACCAAATCCTGTAAGTGGTCGGTCAAATCGCCTTCACCTTCTGAACTATCGCCTTCACCTTCTGAACTATCACCAAACTCGGTGTCTAACTCGTTTTCTTCGTCTTGTGACGTTTCATCAGATACTTCAGGAGATACTTCAAATTCTTCGTTCAATACGCTTTTAAAGATTCTATCAAAAGCGTTAGGTAATGTAGACTCTTTAACTTTGGATGGTTTTCCTTTAATTTCAGAAAATTCTTTTTTATCCTCTGGTTCTTTAACGTCTTTCTCAACCTTCTCAGTTCCTCCCTGTGTTGGTTTAGCTTTTTTAGCACCTTCCAATTCTCCTGTTTGGTCTACTACTTTATTGGATTTTGCTTTACCCTTAGCTTCAGTTACTAAAACTCTGCTAGAATAAATGTCTGATAATTCGTTTTGGTTTTTCATGGTTATATTATTATTTATCTCAAATTGTTAAATTTTTCTTAGTAATACCCAACAATTCTAAGGTTATATGTGGATTGAGAAGAACTATTATTGCTCCAAGTATATCCATAAGATGATTTATATGGAATAGCAGTATATAAATAAGTTAATCCTGACACCGCTATAGGTTTTGTATATATACTAACACCTTCTATCTTAAAATTTCTAAGTTCGTTAATATCACTCCAATTCTGAACTGGTATATCACCTCTAAACAATATAAATTTAGCAGTATTCGGTATAGTGTTGGTGAATACTCCACTGCCATTAACATTAGAACCTCCAGTAACAACAGTTAATGCTACTATAGGAGGGTTTAACGTGACGACAGATATAGCTGATGCGTTGTGCATTAAATTTAACATGTTTACAGTGCTATTATTAAATGCTAAACTGTATGTTCTCAACTCAGATATTAAAGATGTTTGAGAACTACTCAAATTGCAAGTGATCGAATCCAAATTTGAAAAATTGGTGTTTATAATAGCCAAACTATCCCCTATGCATAAATTTTCATCTATTTGTGTTGTAGTGTTGCAGTCGCTCATATTAAATATATCCCATCAAGTAAATTTTATAAGTTTGGTTTAAACAGGATTCCCCATAATACCATACATATTTATAACTTTCACTACTATTTATAGCGAATAAATCGTTAGACATGTTTATTCCATTTATCGTGAATAAAATTGTGTTATCGCTATTGTAGTTACATCCTATTGGATATCCCGATAAAACAATAATAGATGCAGATATTGGAATATTAAATGCGGACAACGTTAAATTGCCTGTAGCAACTCCTGTCCCATTAGATAGTATAGCCGTTCCTGCTGATATTGTCGAAACTAAAATGTTTAAATTGGAGTATAATCGATTTTTGTGTCCGCTGCTAGCATAGCTAAACAGATTATATAAAGCATTGTTTACGTTTTCTATGCTTTCAATGAAATCAGATTTTATATCATCTATTATAGATATAGAATCGTATATAGAGCACGTATAAAAATCCAATGCACTAGTATTGGAATTTAAAGTTGTTAAAGAATCTCCTATATATTCTGTAGAATCTATTATAGCTGTAAAATTGCAATTACTCATGTTAAATTATGCTATTTTTATTATGTAATATAATGCATAATATGGTGGTCTGTTTTCATGTGCATGTCCTGCTCCAGTATTTCCAGTAGTCTTATTGAGACTGTCTGTATATCCTTCAAAATTAGTATCAGAGTGTCCAGCTTCTGCGTCTTTAGTGTTTTTACCGTAAACTACTGCATCAGTATATGTGTGAGAGTGGGCAGGCAAATCTTTTACAGCCAATTTTACAGCACTTAATCCTCCATTATCACCCAACGCATACTGATTTCCAGCACCAACAATGAACCTATCTCTAAGATCAGGAGATACTATATCATTATATGTATTACCGTTACATATTCCATACAAATAAACATCTGTTTCTATTTTACCTCTTCCATTTTCATCGAAATTGGATATATTACCCTGATACATTATAACGCCTTGAACTGGAACGTTAGATGCAGCAGACTGTAAATCACAAACTGCCGTTTCTAATCCAGAAAAATTAGAATTTATTTTAACTAGAGAGTTTCCCACACACTCTTTAGAATCTATTGTTTGTATTATTGAACATGACATATCGTGTATTATTTATCATTCTTTACAGTTTGGATCAAAAAATGGTAGTAATGTATTAAAATTATCCCACAAGTATCCAACTGCTCTATTTATCACTGAATCTGTAACTATTTCATTTATACCTATTAATATTTTGTTTTTGGTATGAACATAAGACGATCTGCCTTTACATGTGGTGTCATCAAATAGTAATGCACTTCTAAATATTTCTATATTGTCCCACATTCTCTGTAAGCTTCTATTATAGACCCAATTTTGAACATATTCTTCTTTATCTATTAAAACATCGTTCAAATCCCAATAATAATCAGGGAGATTAGATATAAGTTTTTTCCTTCTCAATAAATCCACTATTTTTATAATTTTTTCCTTACTGGTTATTAAAATGTTTCTAAATTCGTCTTGTGTTACTGATTTTACATCTTCAATACAAGAAACAGTGCCATCTAAAATGTATGCTGCAAATACACCATTCTTGAAAAATTTCAGAACATCGTTTCCAACTATTAAATAAATAGATAATCTATTGTAACTAGAACTTAATCTGGTAGGATTGCCAGTAGAGTATTTTGAAAAATTGTAACTTGAAAGATATACCCCACTGTAATCATAAACTCGTATTTCTTTAGATGTTAATACGTGAATGTTATTATCATCATCAACTGTTACGCTAATAGGTGCATTATCTACAAATTCCTTATTTGTTATCGTTCTAACCCAAACACCACGATTTGTAAATATTTTTATACAACTGTTTCCAGTATCAGCAACTATAATATTGTCGTTTAAATCTATTGCAATGTCGTTGGGGGAACGGAATCTACTATTTGAATTCAATCCTCCTATTCCTCCCCATACTATGTTAGTAATCCAAGGGTCATTAGAAGAACTAGCAGGATTATATTCCAAACTTATTATTTTACATAACGCATTATCCAAAACAAATAACGTTCCTTTACTGTCTAATGCAATAGATTGAATATTTTTAAATTTACTAAATCTCTTGTCGTAGTGACTTTTAACACTCATTTCTGTGGCACTAAAATCTGATGATAAAACTCTAATTTGAGTTTTATTAGCTGAATATATTATATTTTCTTTACTCGCCAAATCAACAGGATAACAATTAGGGTTTATTCCACTATTACAATCAACATTTTTATAAACTGTATTCTCGAAACCGTCTCTTTGTTCGTTTAAGTTCCACTGTCCTGCTACATTACATACTTGACTTACTATAACATCTCCATCACTAGATTCACAGTGTCCATCATTTTCCCATTTTTTACTGAACACTCCACCATTCTTCATATTTTTCCAAGTTGCTGATCCACCAACATCAGAAGATTTTAAAGCAGACCACTTCCAATTTAAACAATGTAAACCTAAACAATTATGGTTTCGGTTTATATTATCACAATTGAAAGATTCATATGGAGCGCATTCATGCAAATATCCATCATTCAATTCACCATCATAACAATTAAAATCTTCCCATGTTGTCTTATTACCATTTTCAGAGGTCAAATCATCCCATGTTTTATATACGCACAGATTAATTGGAGCTATAATGGCATCTGACATTGAATAGTTCTGTCCATACCAACCAAAAAACTCGTCATAGTTGGTATCTAAAATCAATGTTCTGATGTATAAGTAATTTAAATTGGAAAACATTTTCTCGATGACAGAATTTATCGTGTCTTCAACAACCCATTCATTAGGTGATATATAAGGAGGTTCCAAAAACGGAATCTTCAATGGATCATTAGCAGATCGTAACTCTCCTTCGTTCACATCAGTAATATCATATTCATCAACGACTTTTATTATATTAGAATACTCAAATACAACTTTTTTTCCGTCTTTATTTGTGACAGAAACCTTTAAACTTTTATCTCCTATAATACCATAAGATGTTTCGAAGGTGTCGGATGGTGTTATAATGTTACCATCAACACTCATACTCTGAATTTTATCTACTTCCAAACCAACAAATTCAAATTTCACTGTAGAATCCACGAGAACATATCTGTTTGGTGTATATAATGTCATGTATGGATAAGTCAAAACATCAAAAGTTCCCGAATTGTTTACTGTTATATCACGAGGTATCCAATCACCTCCTAATACTGGAATACGGCAATTGACTTCAGATGTTGCTTCTACTGTAATATTAGTATCATTATAAAAATCACATGTATATAAAACTGTTCCGATTCCCTCATATTTCAAATTATATGGAAATGTTTGTTTATTCTCATCATCGTATATTGTTAATGGAGATGTTTCCCACCCATTATCACTTTTTATAGACCAGCTTATCGAGGATAAGGTTTTTACAACAGGAGATGTAACCGTAATAGATGTTGGAGATTCATATCTCCATTTCTTAGGATAAGTTCCTGTTAGAGAAACTTGTCCCCATGTAAAAGGCTTGTTTGTGAAATCATTGTTTAAATTGTTTACATCTACGTTATTCCAAGTCCATATAGTATCATATAAACTGTAACATGTATTCAAGCTTGTGTCCCCACCACTTAAAGAAAGATTAAAAGTCGCCGTAAATGGTATATTTACATACTTGTTATTGGCATCTTTATCAACAGACAAATAAATTTTATCTCCTCCACTACCAGTATCAAAACTATATTGTATTTCTGTATCATAAGTTAATATTTTTATATTTTCAAAAACATAATTATTAGTAGTATATTCTGAACCATCTGGTCTGACAGTAGATACATAATGGGAATAATATTGTTTTTCGCCAGTAACATCGTCTCTATAAATATTCGGGGAATTTACAGGGAAATTAGAATTCACTATTTTCAATCCTATAGGAACACTGTTTTTTTGGCCGAATGAATCTGATGGAACATTAACAATTGAATATTTCGAATTGACTTGGACAACATTTAAACTACTAACAGTATTATAGAAAGACCCCTCTGATGAGGACAATGATGTTAAACTTACATTCCAAACATATGAACATCCAGCAGGTAATGCAGATAATGCTGTCAAATTTATCGTCTCTGTGTGACCTTCACCGATAAAACTGACACCAGAACTAGACAATCTATAGTTGCTAGGTGTTAATGTTCCTTGTTCATATCCATTTGTGAATATGTTCGTAGGAAATGCTTCAAATGTTCCAGCAGATAAGAAATATTTCACGAAAGATGCAGATATTTCGCTGCTAACTAATGTCGTAGTAGTAGACAATGTTACTATTATACTACAAAGAGCAGGAGAACTACATATAAAAGATTCAGTTGATGATAATGTAGAAAGAGGTAAAACCGTTTTCGTTGATACATCATGATTCAAAACATACCATAAATCGTAAGGTATTGAGGAAGATGATAATGTGAAAAGATGCGAATATGCATTGATGTTAACAGTATATGCAGTATTAGATGTCAATCTGTAAAATACTGTAGTATCTTCAGACAGTTCATTATTCGCTTTTATATATACATCTATGGCCATTTTAATATTATTTAATCGATCCATTCAACTTCCAACAATTCTACGTGTGAAGGATTGGATGAATGAACTGCTTGTTTAACGTTTTCCTCTATTAAAGTTCTGACACCAAGATCGGTAATATTAGAACCTGATATTTTTATTTTATAAAATGGGCTTTTTGCGCCGGGAAGTTTATGTTTGAAAAATCTTTCGATTCTTTCAATGTATTGCAAATCCGATGTAGGGATATCCCAAATAATATCATCAGCTATTAATAATTCTCTCAAAAAGGCAAGTTGGTTATGTTGTAGTAAAGCATAATCATATAATCTTATATCGTTCAAATATCCGTTAAATATTAGATTGATGCTGTTAGTTTCTGAATTCATATTATCGATTTTTCCATTAGGTGTTCCGATGTATAAATCTTTGTTGTGGGAAATGTTTATGTCATAATTCCTAGGTATTTCCTTTTCGCTTCGTTTGTAAGAGTCGATATAAAGCCTCATTATATTATTTTCCACAGTTGCCACAATAAAATGCCAGTCTTTGTCTAAAATATCATTAAATGGTGCAGATATTTTATGATTTATAATATCTCCATATCGAGAGAAATTTTCTTCATATTCTACTAGAGAATTCAATTTAGTAGAAGACACTTTGAAATGTATTTGCGGTTTATTATCATATTTCACCTTATTGAAAATTCTCTTCCATTCATATCCAGTAAAATCACCAGAAAAAGCAAATGACAAATTGTTGTTTTTTACTTGTGTAGGAAATTCCAAAGAGTTTATAACTTTGTTCAAATCTACAACTTTCAATATATCACCAGACATTGATAATTTATATAAGTTTTTATCTTTAAAACCTGAGTGTATTAACACTGCAACCCATTTTCCACTATTTGTTTTCCTATCATATTCATAAAGAAAATTGATGTTTCTATTAACTGGATTTTCTAGTTTCTCAACGCCTATATCAAAAGTTGATATTATCTCTCTAGTGGAGGTATTCACCTTAACTATATTAGTTGAGTTATTAATCACCCACAAATTGTTTTCAGGGTCTACTGCAATAGATTTAACGGATGAAAGACTTGAAAGTATTACGCTATTCGTCCCATAATATAAATTTTCATCCAAACCTACAACCCATTTCCTATTCGAATTGTCGTATTTAATATCTTTACACGCTTGAGTGACCATACTGCCATTCAAATCAAAACAAGTTTTCAAATTGTTGGTGTATGTCAAACTCGTGTCATAATTCAACAAGGACAAGTTTTGATCTAATGTGTATGTCCCATCATCTGTCAATACTATAACATTATCACCAGAAAGTGTCAATATTCGAGGTGTTGCTGTCAACCCATAATAAAACATTACGTCCCCTAAGTGATTATATTTCGTCACAGATTTCGAAACATCGGCAACATCCATAGAAAATATTTCATTGTCGCCATTTATAGCTATTTGTGTAGGGTTGCTGTTTATTAGAGGGGATGTTTGTGTCCCTCTATCATTATAAACGTTAAATTCGGAATTAAATCCTATAATATGACCAAAAAATATTTCTGGAACCACAAAAAACGGATAATTTTGGAGATTATCATAAAATATTCCATACCCACTCTCAGCAGTATAATTACCAAGAAGCTGAGATGCACTAGATTTCGCCCAATTGTCATGTTTAACGTTTAAACATAGACTAAATTCCTTCTTCAAATCTTTAAGAGCTTCAGATTTAACGGAAACTTTAAGATATTTGTTATTAGACAGATTTAAAAGTCCTTTATCTGTGTTGTAAATATCGTATACATATTCTTCGTTAAAATTATCGAAGAATATATTATTCTCATATATAGAAGTATCTTTAGGATAATCCATCCATTGTTTAATCTCCAATTTCAACCTGTCAGAATCATTCCCCGCAAAAGTTTTGACGATATCGGACGCAGATTTTTCACCAACATGATAATATGAATATAAAACACCCGATTCTAGTGTCAAAGACGATGGAACATCTTTAAATAGGTTGTCTGAATCTATATAATCAGTGAATAAAGCTTCTCCTCTTAAAGCTTCTTCGTATAATAATCTTCCCGGATTATAATATCTATCCATCCATATAGGCTCATCTTCGTTGTTTGAGGCATACAGCCAACTACACAATAAAGTGCCGTCCACAAGCCCTGTAGAGTTGCCAAATGGGGTATTTGTTCCATATCCTCCATTGTTTTTAAATATTCTATCCGCCATTATGGGTATTGGCCCTGATGTAGCACCACTATATATCAAATTGGTGTCGTTTAAAGCTACAGTATCCGAAAAATAAGGATAATGGAAATATGTCAAACTATCTTTTTTGAACTTTGCTTCTGTTGTTCCAGACTCATACCCCAAATGGATTTTATCAGAACCATCAATTTGATTATGTCCTGTAAATATTTTATAATAATCTCTATTTTTAAGATTTTCTATCATACTGTTATGTTATCTACTAAATTATTTGCCATTGATGGTGTATATCCAGTTTTAAGGTTTGCCAGATTTATATTTAGTTCGTTTTCGCTGTTTAATCCATCAACAGAAAAACTTGCTAGGAAATGAGTCGGTGGATTTGTTATAACTCTTTTAATTATTGTTGTGGAATTTTTAGATTTGTCTTCTAGGCTCATATAATATGTAACCCAATCATTTCTAAAATAGTCGCTGTTTAATATAGAGTTTTTAACGTCTTCTACGGTATTTTCAGTATCAAATAAATACGAAGATATTTTATTGTCTCCAATATTCGTCAAATTATTTCCAAATGACACACCAGTTGCCCTCAAAATATTGTCATTACCAAATTGTAAGAATCTTTGCCCATTATTAGTATCTACAGAAAAACTCATATACCCTGAATTATAATATATGTAAAATTTCCTAAGATATGATTCTTCATTTGATACATCAGCAGCCGTAATAGAAACATCATATGGATATTCTTTAGATATTTGCAAATACCCCAAATCTTTCTTTATATAAACTTGGTTTCCTGATATCACCTCTAAATTGAAATAACTCGGATTACCCCCTAAAACAACCTTCTTAGTGACATTATCAACATTTGCATAATTATACTGACCTTTAGGCTTTAATTTAATAGAAGAAAAATACACTAAATCGTTTTTTACCCTATTCTCCATTGAAAACATTGAAGATAGTGTGATAGAATCAGTTAATATAAACCCGTTCCCCCTGTTTATCACAAAATCATTAAAATCTTTGAAAATTGGGTTATAATATGCATTTATCCCTTCACTGTAAGAATTTAAATAATCCACAGTTTTCTCGTTTCTTTTATATTCATACTTCAACTTTATAGGCTGTAAAGCGGATAAAGATGCATATTTGATTAGACTCATGTTAATATTTATAATAGAAATCTTCTTATGACCTATCAATTTTCAATAAACTGAAATCTTCCCCTATCTGAACCCCATAAGTATTGCACCCTTCTAAATTTCTAACCTTTAATAATCCTATAGAACCAATAGAAGGATATGTAATTGGCCCAACCACTGTTTTAGCACTATCGAAATAAACAGAGTTCATTCCATATACTCTTATAGAAGGATAAAACACGTTAGTAGAGCTTATTCGATAGGTATAAACCAGATCATAATTTCTAGGATCGTATATATCTGAACTTATTGCTGAAGTATATGTAAAAACACTTTCTGGTGTATCATATCTACTTACAATCTTTTCTTCGCTTCCATCCCCAAAATCCCAAACTATTTTTTCTATTGGGAAGCTACCACATAAACTACTGGAAGGAGTGATTTGAACTGTCAATGGGTTTTCCCCGTAACTAATCGTCTTACATCCTAAAAAGGCCACAGGTTTTACATCGAATACCGATATTATATTAGGTTGTGATGTTTCTGAAACTTCTAACGTGTAAACAGTTTCAGTGTGGTCTGTTCCACCACATCCTTCTGATACATTTTTAATATCATTCCAAGTAGATGTTTTACTTCCTAACACACTGACATTCCTCCAAGTAAGATGGTTTACACTGTTTGCTTGTAAATTATTCCAATTCCAGTATGTGCAATATTTTCCCAAGCATTTAATGTTACTAATCCACTTTTTAGACATAGAACCAGATGCTTTTGTCTGATCCCATGTTATATTTTGAGATGGTGTAGAACTCGATAAACTTGATAATACACTGCTCCAATTCCAATATACTCCGTTTCTGTCTTTACATGCTTCCGTATTAACAGGGAAATCTTTACGTTTTAATGTATTTCTAGTCAAAGTAACAGTATATACCCCCGGCATTATATATAAATGAGAAACAATATCACTAATGGATGTGGTATATGCAACATTAGTAGATTGATTATAATAATCTCCGAAATTCCAAGTGAAGTAATTCAAGTCGTTTATGTCATCTACTGTAGAATTATTAGAAAAAATCGCTGAAAGTCCGGGAGAATTTCCGCTGATATTTGTTCCTCCTACATATACATTTGTATCCAAGGAAGGGTAATCTCCACCCCATCTATAATTAGTGGAGACTGTCGTGGCTGATATTACATTGAATGAAGTTGTTGACATTATAATTAATTATTGTTTACTAACAGTTTAAATGTATATTCTACATTTCCATGTGAGTTTCCTACCGATAAAGGAACGGAGTAAACTCCTGCTGTATTCGCTGTTACAGATATAGTCCCTGTTGATGGGTTTATATAAACCCAATCCAGTGTTGTGTCGAAAGTAAATGAAGTCGGTGAATTTAATGTAGATAACGGGTAATTAAATGTCGATAATAAAGGAACAGACAGATTCAAATTTGTTAATATTACAGGAGAAACATTATTTAGTCCACTACTAGCATTGTATACTATGACATTGTTCAAGCTTGAACCGTTTAAATTATCTACATAAATCTCGATCAATGAAATACTGCTATTCTTGTTCACTAAAGTAGAAAATAGAAACTGTTTAGTGTCATAACTATAACTCAATATATTTCTACCAATTAAACTGTTTATCCCACTTAGGGCCAGTAACGAATTCATGTCATCATCAGAAGGGAATGATTTTCGGAAAATGTTTTTGTTTATGTCAAAAGTATAAATCTCTGGAAATAATACGCCACCACTAACATATGCTAGACTTATACATAATTCCTTTTCATTAGGGAAGAACCATGTGTCTCCAACAGTAGCATGATTATATGAGCTTAATTGAACACCGCTAAGTTCCCTAGACAGAGACATCTCTGTTGGAACAGCTAAAGAAAGATGTTTCGTGGAATTAGTTTTAATAGATATAGACGCATTATCATAATCATATATTATTCTATCCAATATAATTGCTCCAGTGGTTTCCACCATAAAAGTATCAAAAAATACATCTATGTTTCTAACACCGTTTCCTGTCAATTCAGAGTATATATTAATATTTTTATATGGAGAAAAAACTGAAGACAATGCTTCTGCTCCAACACTTACAAATTGATTGTTTTTTCTAACCCAAATTTCTCCTAATACTTCTTTCCTATTGATCGGTGAAACCTCTTTAATGTTTTTATATAATCCATATTGATTACCGAAAATATCATCACACCAAACATCAATTCGTTTATCCGAGTTTTTCAGAATTTGCGAATTTGCCCAAATATCTACATTAACTTCACCGGAAAAACTAACGGGATGATTATTAAAATCCATCCATTGACTATCATTCACACCACCCCAAGGACTATGTTTACTAGAAGGTGTTACCAATCCTACGTTTCCTCCGTTGTGTGTTTCGTTGTGTGATTGATAAGGAGTAAATTTTTGATATTTTTTAGATATCGCCCTATTAATATTTCCTGCTGCTTGTCCTGTTAAATATCCTTCCTTTAGCCATGAGTTATCGCGTTTTAATATTTCATAAGAAGTATCTTGATCTTTTTTGGATAATCCTCTGCCACCAATTCTGAAATTTGTTGGCTCTCCTAACAAAGATATTTTTTCTGATGATGTTTTATATGAATACGTGTAATTTTTACCGTTGTAAACAGATGCACCTAAATTATTAGGTGTGAAATATCCCCCACTTTGATCTTCAGTATATAAATCTTCAAGTGTTGGTATTAACGCAATAGAAGGATAATTCCTATTTGAAAGATTAGACCAAGGAGATTGTGCAACAATTTTAGAACTCAAAGAGGACATCGTTTGTGGAAGACTCGAATTAAATATCAGATTCGAGGAATCCGAATTGAATTCTATTGCATTTAAGTTTGCATCATTCTCTTTATATGCTGATATAGACCAGTTAAAGGAATTTACCGCATTATAGTATATTTCTACTGGTTTATTGTCAACAAAATTATATAAAACCAGATTAGATGGGGTATTTGTGGCACTAGAATTGAAAATTAGAGTTTCTATATTAGTTATTGCTGATAATGGAGATACTACACCATCCTCGAATAATATTTCATTCCAAACTTTCTTATTAACAAAATTCTTCAATGTTATAGGCTGATTCCACAATATATTCGAATTATTGTTGAAATATTCCGTTTTTCGGCCAGATTTAAAACACAAATCTGAAATTTCGGGTTGTGTAATTATGTTGTAAAGGTCTACAATATTTTTCCCCCCACCCCAACTTTCAATACCCTTATAATTATTAGTTTTAATTTTATCTGTATAACCAGTAGCCCAAATAGGTCTAGCACCATTAGCTTTTCCATCGTAACCGTTCAAACCAAAATAATTCCATCCATATAATGGAGTCTGTAGCACGAATCCAGCAGCAGGAGTTTTAAAAGATGATAAGGATGTTACAAATATTTTTTCGGTTATAGCAGATATAGCAGGTATGTTGGAAAACTCATAAACACCATTATTGGATAACAGGTCATTATATAAACTCAAATATGCGCCATTTATATATGCTGATAATTTTACTGTGTATGTTCCTGTAACGGTTGGGATAAAGCTTATATTAGAGTTAGAGTCTAATAAAGTATTAAATCTCGTTATAGTTTTATTTGCTATTCCACTATAACCAATTGTGCTACTAACATTAGCTGTAGTAGAATTTGTAGTATATACATCCCCATTAGAAGAAGATAACTCCCAACAAAATGCTGATATGTGATTCATTCTAACACTAGGATATTGTGCAGAAAGAAGTTCCTCATTAACCTTGAAATTAGTTGGATACGATAATACCACTGTTGGAGATTGTTCAATGACAACTAGATCATAACTAGACCAAATACTACTCAGATTCTTGCTTACATTAGATGGGAAATGTTGAACTATTCCAGACAAATTGAAATTGAGTGTTGGGGTTTTTGAATATAAAATAAACTCCTTTTCACCAATGGTCATATCAGTAGGTGTTTTGGAGGATTCCCAATTTCCCTCTGCATCTTTTTTAGCTTTTATCCATTTCACGCCAGATTTATCTTTAAATTCGTATCTAATCGTCAAATCTGGTAAAGGAACATCTTCAGATGTTTGTAATGGCTCAATACTCCTGTAATAAAAATAGCTTTGTCCTCGTTTCAATGTCAATGTTCCATCTTCAGAACCATTAACCCAATTTCCATACCCCCAATTTGGTGAAGATAAAGAAGTTTTAAACCATGCAAACCCGTTACTGTTGTTATTATTTTTATTGTCTACACCTTTCCAAGAGTTTAAATCAAATTCTAATGGAGATACTGTGTCTTCTGCTATGAAATCGGAAAATGCACCATTGTCTAAATAATTCACGCCGTTATGACCAAAAGGTGTGAATTGTATTTGTCTACACTCACATTTCACGTTATTTCTATAGTTAAAACTGTTAATATACGAACAATTATTTTCATGTTTAATAGATTTAAACACTTGATCTATTGGTGTATCTTCATCAGTCCAAACAAATCTAGTGAGTTGACCAGCTTTGAAATTTACAGACAATCCCAATTGTTTTACTGCTATTAGATTATTTTTATGGACGTATGAACCTGATAGCCAAGCTGCTTCTGTTGCTTGGGTCAATTTTTCTTTGTAATTTTTTATTTTATATATCACATCAGCCGAACTTAAATGATCGGATGCTGTTGCGAAAGGAATTCTCATGGATGATAATTGCAACCTTTCACATATCCTAATATTATCTGGCAATAAATCAACAGAACTTAAACTACTATTAGTTATTTTTATATATGGCCAATATAAAATACTGTCATCATTTTCGGATATTGATAAATCTGTCTCATTTACTCTATACAACCAAGCTTCTTTTATTTCACCGCTATATATAGAATCATCATAATTAGTAATTGTATCGAAAACCCTAACTTTATCTGCAAATTTATAAGAAGTATTAGCATAAGACTTCGACTCAGCTAATGTAGATTTATTGATTGGTAAATCTTCGACGGAACTTAGAACTATATTTGATGTCCAATATACTGAATCTACCGCTGTTTTATATTCCAAATCAAGAACATCATAATTTGAATTATACTTCAAGGATGGCCCTGTCCATGTCAAACCATCTCCACTCAAACCATAACCCATAAACGGATATTTGAAAGTAGTTTTATCACCTCCCACAAAAAACCCTTCAATGATCCTCCCATCATCTATTTCATAATCTTCTTTTTTTAGCCATGCTCCTTCAACACCCCTGCTAGTTTTAACATATATAGTATCTGCACCACTAATCGATACATTAGAAGTGGCAGAATTTTCTATGTCTGTTGAGCTTAATGCAATACCTTTATATATAGGTCTACTGAAAGCTATTGTTTCATATGCACCTTTAGGAAAATAAAAGAAATTATTCCCTTTTTGTAGTGGTATTTCGTAGATATCAGCAGATGAGGTTTCTATACTGCTTTCAGAATTTAAACTGTTAACATTAGATATTAAATGTTTCAGAGAATTTCCGTCTACTGTAGTATAATTCAAAATGTCTCTGTTTTCCCCTAAATATTTCTCAGTAAAATCTTTGAACGAGTCTGATGATATATTAACAGTTCCTGATGAATATGCCCAATCTAATGAAGATAATGACAAACCTCTACTAGCAAAAAAGTTTTCACTGGTTATATCGAACATATCAACATAAGAAGATAAACTAACATCTACACTTCTGTCGAAATATTGATGATCGTCATAATATTCTTCCAGTTCTATTCTTATTGTGTCCTTAACTGAACTCAATTCAGGCAAATTTTTCCAAACTGATGATGGAACTGTAATATGAGAGTTGGTTTTTTTAGTATAATTTGTTAATATCAATTCTCTCAATTCCTTGACTGCTCCTATATTAGAACCTTTGAGGTTGTATTTCAATTTACTGTCCTTCAAAATTTTTCTACAATTTAAATAATATAAAGATATAGTCTTTAGCTTTTTAGCGAAAAATGGTATGGACAGTAGTAATTCCTTTTCATCGTTTAAATTTACTTTACTATACCAGTTTTCTCTTTCTGCTTCTGTTAAAAATATTTGCAAACCAGACAGCAAATTCAAATATTTTAACCTAATTACAGATAAAGCATCCAGTTTAGAGACGTTTTTATCCTTATACCAACTTACTAAATATTGGTTATATTGGTTATATTCCTGTTCTGGTATTATACTTTTGTTACTGGCATACCAATCTCTGAATGACATTGGCGCATCAGAGTCCAAACCATTTGACGTTAATTGCTCTGGTTTTGTATATGACAATAATGGAATGGTTTGTTTATTAGTCTTTTGCACTGTTTATATTATTTATTGGACAAAACCGCTTTAACAACTATTGACTGAAAAGATTTTCAGTCAAGATGTGATTGAAGAATTTTTCTATCAACCCATCTTCTTTGTCCCAATCAGCCGACAGTGATTTATCGAGTGTGGTATATTCACTATTCCAATCTATTATGTTGTTTATATCTACGCCACTTAAAGTTTCGCCCCAAAGTCTCTGACGGCATATTGAAGCAAGGTTTAACATTCTATTAACATCCGAAGGAAATTCAACACCATAGTTGAAAGGTTCTTGGCCTATTTGAACTGCAAGAGATTTTAAGAAATTTATGTCACAAGTATCTATATTTGTAGTATTTATGTTAAAATTCGCTATTTTCTCATACGACTCTCTTCCAATATCGTCAAAAAGTTTGAAACTTTCTGATCCATCACCAACAACTGCTGGTAAAAACTCGTCGAATAATTTGGGATTGTTATAAAGCAACTCAGGAAAAGCTACCGATTTCATATATTTAGCAGTGTTGAAACTGTCATTCACTTTTCTAATGTTATAATAAGAATCGAAGTCGTTTATTGTGAAGGGTTCTGAAACACCAACAACATCTAAAGTGTCTAAAGTGTCTATTGCGTATTTTTGATACCATACATTACCTGTCCAATCGCCTGTTGCTGCTGCTGACTTGTAATATATAGAACATAGAGGAGTTGAAAATGTATCATCACCATCAACATAAAAAGATATGTTTGGTCGCTGTTTTATATTTATATGTGAAACATCCGTAAAATCAAAATCGGGAGATGCATTAAAGATGTATGCATTGTTAGTTAAAGAATCTATGATCCATACTCTATCGTAAACATCTATGGCCAATCCCCCTAGCTCTTCATCGCAAGCACTGGTTTCTATGAAAGATGTCGTGGAAAGAGATATAATTCTTAAATTCGTAACATCACTTATCTCCGAGAAAGACCATGCTGATAATGCCGATGTAACTCTATCAATATATCCGAAACTTCTAACCCCAAATGTAAACCAAACATTATTACTCCTATCTAATGCTATGTATGCAGGTTTAGAGAAATTCGAAACTGAACTTAATAATTGACCTGTAGAACCATCATATTTATTTATTTGCCCACTATAATTGTTATCTGTAAAACGTTCTGTTACCCATATATCATTGTTTTTATCCACAGAAACATTAATAGGGGATGAACTTACAGGTATTGAAATGTTCAAACTTAGTGTTCCTCCACTAGTATATTTAGAAAGAGTGCTAGAAAGTTGATTTGAATATGTAACCCAAACATTATTATCCCTATCAGTTTCTACAACTGTTGGTTTCATGTAATAATCGCCGTCTATTACACCCGAATTAGTTAACGGAATAGCAAATTGTAAGTTGAAATCTTTATCAAATTTTAAAACTGAGAGTCCATTTACCAAAGAAACCCAAATATTAAAATCGCCATCTAATGAAACATATGATGGTGTAAGACCAGAAACTTCTGGATTGCTAGTTCCAAACAAATACGATAAATCTAATGTGCTCAATACAACACCTTCACTAGAAATTCGATATATTTTATCCTGTTCTCCATCCAGCCCTATTAAGCTATAATCTCTTGGGTCTATAGCTACACCATACATTCCAGTAGAGCTAGATGTCGCATAATTAACAGTAGATGTATTGGTAGATAAAGGAACATAAAATTTATCAACTCTCCCTTCTATTAATGTTCCACTTTCTCGATAATCTACAGATAAACATTCCTCGTTAGCAGATTGAGGTGTATATAAAATCTTACCTATCATTCCAACATCAGGAACTGGAACATAAACAAACTGATTTGGGTTATAATGATAAGGAAACTGAAAAGATTCCTGCTCTGCTGTATTCGAGTTATATATTGTGGTGGATGCAACAATGGAAACAGTGGAAAATGCACTAGTGGAAGTTATACTAGTGAACAAATATCCTCCGTTTCTAAATCCTTTAGAATCATTCTGAGACAAATACAGTGAACCATCATCGCTATCTATTCTGGTGACACCAGAAGAACTCGAAAGACTTAAAACTACTTCTGATCTCTTACCTAATTCATTGTCTGATGGATATCCGAATATTATACTACTCGTATCACTAGTGTCCCCATATAAAAAATAATCCCTACCATAAGAATGCAAAGTTATCATGGTCGGTATCTTAATATTGTTCCATTTTTCTTTATATATTTCATCTATATAATTTCCTGTGACTTTGAGGAATAAAGGAAAATCGTCAATGACTCTCCAAGTTGTTGATGATTTTACTATTTTATTGTTAGACAAGCTCGAATA